GAGAGCCGTAGCATTATCATACGCCTTGAAAGCATAGTATAGGCTGTTGAGAAGCTCTTGTTGTAATACATGTATTGTAGCCACTCTAAGTATCTTGAGCTTTCCCTAGGTTTCATCAATACATATTCTGGATTTTCCTTCAAATAGTCATTTATCCTTTGCTGATCCCAGCCTATATTCATTTTTATCTGCTTTAACCGGTTGCCTGTTCGTTTGTATATGAAGTCAAAACCTTTGAAGGTGGGTAGCAGATCTCCGTAGACACTACTCTCGATTTGTTTTTTCTTACTGTACTCATATAGTCCTGAGAAGAAGCTATTCAGCTCAAGACTATTATATCTTTTCAATCTAAAATTATTTGGATCTCCTAAAGTGTTTAAGTAAAAAACAGGTAAGCAGTCCGGCAATCCAAATAGTTCAATTGGTGTGTTGAAGGGGTCGTTAGAGAAACGAGAAGAATTCCTACCACCATTATGAAGGGAATACTTTCTGTATATGTTTATTGATTGAAGTAGCGATTGTACATAGGCTGGCACTTGGGGAACACCTAACCTAACAGACTCACTAGATCGAGATATAGATGTCATTATATCAGTCTGATAGCCCAACCCTGCAATATTGAGCCCAGTTTCTTTGGTTTTTTTTATATGTGGGTATGCAATTTGTCCGTTGAAGCACATCAAGGAGATAAATTCCATTATAAACCTCTGACTATTTGTTTTTTTCTCACTGTCTACAATCCCATGAAGTCTCTGGCATAACTTATGCATAACTCTAAAATCTTCAAAGTCTTTGATATTTTGAACTCTTGTTATCAGCACATAATCATCAGAATGCTCTAGATGTTTTACAATGATCGGCCTTCTAAGACCCCATTTATAAAACCAAGCTTTAATGGCTAGTTCTGTGGCACAGACAGATTTTACTGATGATGAGTAGTTGAACATTCCTTGCAGGAAGTTCTGATTGCTTCTTATGACGCCAGTTTCGTTTAGATATGACGTCTTGTGTGTTATAAACCTTGTACCCTGGAGCAAAATATCAGGTACCCTTATCGATTTATTTGACCAGCTTGCCAAGTGTGATTCGCAGTAGGCCTGTTCACTTGGTGTTAAAATCGAACTGAAGCCTCTAACCATATGCAAAAAACTTGCCATTGTTTCACAAGCAGACCACTTGGTACAATCACCGTTTGTGTACATTATTGTATCACCAGTCTCCTTGCTTTCCTTTATTATTGAATTTAAAGCTTT